CAAGATATTACTCCTATAAGATCAACAGAAGCTCTTGTTAATGCTATTAGTACTACTTCAAGTAGTGACATTATAACTATCACAGATACAACTCATGGGGCCATACAAGGTGACTTTGTCACACTAAGTAGTGTAAGTACTGACGTTGGTGGAATTCCTGCAGCTACATTAGATGCTGAATATGAAATTTTAAGTATAGCAAATGTTGATGCTTATACTATTCAAAGTAGTGCAACAGCAACTTCTTCAGTAGGACCTACTGCTAATTGTACTGTTACTTATCAATTAAATATTGGACCTAGTGAACAAACTTTTGGATATGGTTGGGGAGCTGGAGCTTGGAGTGCCGGTACTTGGAATACTCCTAGAACATCTTCTAATGTAGTTCTTGATGCAAGGTTATGGTCTATCAATAATTGGGGTGAAGATTTAATAATAACACAAAAAGATGGTGGAACTTACGAATGGGATACTTCAGGAGGAATGACTGATAATAGAGCTACAGTTATTGCTAATGCTCCTACTAATTCTACTTTATCTTTAGTATCTACAGAAACTAGACACGTTGTGTGTATGGGAACAGAGACAACTATTGGTGATATAGCTACTCAAGATAAAATGTTTATTCGTTGGTCTGATCAAGAAGATTATAATCAATGGACACCTAATGTAACTAACTCAGCAGGATCACAAAGAATAGCTGGAGGAAGTGAAATTAGATGTGCAAGACCTGCTAAAGGAACTATACTAGTATGGACAGATACTACAATGCAATCAATGTCTTTTATAGGTCCTCCTTTTATATTTGGTTTTAGACAATTAGGTAATGACTGTGGAGCTGTCGGTCTTAACTCCGCAATGGTAATTGATGATGTAGCTTACTGGATGTCAGATGGACAATTCTTTAGATACGCAGGATCAGTTCAAGAAATACCTTGTCCTATACTAAATCATGTATTTGAAGATATTAATAAAACTCAATATGCACAAGTCTATGCTGCACAAAATTCAGAGTTTTCTGAAGTAATATGGTACTACTGTTCTAGCTCCGCGGATCAAAATGATCGTTATGTAATTTATAATTATCTAGAAAACTCTTGGTATTTTGGAACTATGGATAGAAGTACTTATCAAGATAATGGTGTTGAATTAAATCCTTTAGCTACAGAGTATTTATCTACTTCTAACGCAAGTACTATTTCAACAATTAATGGATTAACAGAAGGTAGAAGTTTAATTTATGCTCAAGAATCAGGAGTAGATGCTGATGGCTCTGCTTTAACAGCTTATATTCAATCAGGTGATGGAGATATTGCTGATGGTGAAACATTTAGTTTTATTAATAAAGTTATACCAGATTTTCAAAATCAAACTGGAAACACTGTCATTACTTTAAGTGTTAAAGACTATCCTAATGATACCGCAACAGTAGGAGAAACTTTGACAGTAAACAACACAACTAGGTTCGTTAATACACGTATTCGTGGTAGACAATCTAATATTAAAATAGAAAATAATAATATTGGAGATAACTGGAGATTTGGTACATTAAGAGTAAATATAAAACAAGATGGAAAAAGATAAATATACTATAAGACCAGCTAGAATATCTGATGCTGTTCGTATAAGAGAACTGTTAAAAACGTGGCTTACAGAGGCTCCATTCAACTTTGGAAACACTAATAATACTAAAGCTTTAGAGAATATAGTATTTTACATTAAGAATAGTTTTGTTATAGTAGTAGAATATGAAAATATTATTATAGGAACATTAGCTGCTACAGTTGATGAGACATGGTATAGTGACAAAAAGTTCATGAGAACTTTATGGTTACACGTGAATCCTAAACATAGAAACTTTAGGATCTTTCGTTCTATAATGATAGTTTTTAAAGAATACGCACTAGCAAATAAAGTAACTGCGATATGCGAAATCTTTCAAGGTAAAGACGTTGAAAGAAAAGACAAGGCTTTTATTAAATTAGGATTTAAAGTTATCGGAGGAACTTATATAGTCAATGGGTAGTATTTTCAAACCAAACACCACTGTAGTACAAGCACCACAGCAGTCATCGACTAGCTATGATATTCCTGAATACTTTAAAGAAATTCAAGAACGAACTTTAAGAACAGCAGAAAATGTATTCTCTCAACCTTACACTGCTTATCAAGGTCAACGTATAGCTCAACTTAATCCAATGGAAGAAGCTGCAGCTAATGTATATACTAATCAAATTTTACCTGAATCAGGACAACTTGCTGCAATAGGTGCTCAAACTTATGATGCTAACACTGCTGCAACTTATGCTAATCCTTACGAACAACAAGTTATCTCTGGAGCTTTAGGAGATTTAGGAGAAGCTTACGGTCAAACACAAAAACAAATGAATGCACAAGCAATTGGTGCTGGAGCTTTTGGTGGATCAAGACAAGGCATAGAAAACGTATTAGGAAGAGAAAGATATTTAGATACTGTAGGAGATACATCAGCTAGATTAAGACAAGCTGGTTTTGAATCAGGTGCTAATAGATTTGCTCAAGATAGAGCAGCACAGTTACAATCAGCTCAATCTCAAATAGGTGCTTTAGGACAATCAGCAGCAGGACTTGCCGGTTTTGGAACTCAAGCTCGTGGTATAGAACAAGCTGGACTTGCAGAAAACTATCGTGACTTTATAGAAGAAAGAGAATATGGTGCTGGACAAATAAGACAAATGGTTGGAGCTTTATCAGGTGCTCCTATTAGAAGTTATGGAGAAGAAAGATCAGGATCAGTAGGTACACCAGTTGCTGGCCCAAGTACCTTTGGTCAAGTTGCTGGAGCTTTAACAGCAATACAATCTGACATAAGATTAAAAGATGATATTAAATTAGTTGGTAAATCTCCATCAGGAATTAAAATTTATAACTTTAAATACAAAGGTGATGATAAAAAATATCAAGGTGTCATGGCTCATCAAGTTCCTCATGCATCAATTGTTAATGATGAAGGTTATCTAATGGTAGATTACAATAAACTCGATGTAGAGTTTAAGGAGATATAATGGCTTTACCAAACGAAGATCAATTTTCAGAAGAAAAATTTATGGTTGGTGACAACAGTGAAACTATGTATAATCCTGAACCTAAATTAGGTGAAGCTTTTGAAACAATGGATTCTGAAAATTATCAAGTAGAAAATAATAGAAATGAAAGACTTGCTGTTAAAGCTGTTGAGCTTGCTAAAGAAAATGAAATATTAAAAAATCAAAATAAAAAATATGAAATTCAATTAGGCGATGGTTTACCTAAACCAGATAAAAAATTAGTAGACATAGATACATCTTCTTTAAGTTCTTTTACTACAAGTGTAGGTGAATCATTTATGAACTTAGCTAAAGAAGTTCCTAAGAAGATAGATGAGATTGCTAAAGATCCAGATAAGAAAAAGAATTTTATGAGAGGTCTAGAAATTATTGAAGCTTCTTCAGGTATAAAACCTATAGGTCAAGCTACTTCAACTTTTGGTGCTATTAGTAGAGGATTACTTAAAGCTGAAAAAGGATTTATTGCAACTGATATCGCTAAATTAAAAGCTCAGAAAAAAGAACCTAGAAGATATCCTAGTACATCAGAAAATTTACTTGTAGATAGTATGAAAGAATATAAAGAAAGACAACAATTTAAAAAAGATTTAACTAAATCAGTAAAAGAAAGATTTAATATAGTAAAAAAAGTTGCCATAGAAGGTAATGAACTTCCTACTGGAATTCTTAATGCAACATTTAGAGATTTAAAAGGAGTATTACAAGAAATAGGTTTAGGAAAAAAATATGATGCTTTATCTAAAAAATTTGCTGATGAAAATTATACACAAATGACTTTAGAAGATCAAAATATATTTAATGATCTATTTCAAGCTGCAACTTTTGAACAAGTAGTTCAAGATGTTAAAAAATTATATCCTGTATCTAATAAAGATATTGATACTTTATTAAAAACTAAAGGAGATATCAGTACAAGACCTGAAGCTTTAAGAAAACTTGTTGCAACACAGATGGCAATTAATGATATTGCTATGGCAAGTGAAGATTATGCTTATAAATATTTTGAATTAGGTGATCAACAATTTGAGAAAAAATCTATTCAATTGTCAGAGAAAATGATTGGTGAAAAATTAAGAAAAGAAGGTAAGGTAACTTCTGAAACTTTAAAACAATTATTTGGAACTGATAAAGATATAACAGATGCTGGTTACATTACAGCTCATTACTATCAACAA